GAACATCACCCCAAAACAGAGCCTTGCATTTATACTTCAAACAAATAGCCGCACAGTGTCGAGATGCCGGTATAGACTCTAAACTACTAATGTCTAAGACAATCAGCGTAGAGGTCAATTTAGAAATCATAAAGGGTATGTGGAAAGCGTTGCAGCAATCTTTATACAAAACTAAGTCAACTACTCAACTTAAGAAAACTGGCGAGATAGATAAATTACAAGATCACTTCATTCGTTTCTTTGCTGAAAACTTTAACCTCACTCTCCCACCGTTTCCCCATGAGGATGTTTCAAAGCTAAAGAACATAGAGGCTGCTAGTAGACTCAATTATCCAACTGATTATAAAACTCCAACTATATGAGAAAGATTTGGTGCTACATCTGCCAAAAGAAGAAAGAGATAGAGAACGGGGCTATCTGTGAAAAGTGCCGAGAGTTTTATAAAAGGTAGCACTCCCCTCTCCCCCACCGTTTGTGTCTCGAAAAAAGCCTTATAATAGACCTTGGGGCAGTGGGGGAGGGGTTCGTCTAGCCGAGAACATATGCTAGACTAAATGAGGTAGTGTTTTTTATTTTTCCACTACCATGGCTGACAAGGTGCGTTTCTTATCTCTATCTGGAGTTCGATTCTCCAGACAGCCTTATGCTAATTCTTAAACAAATAGAACAAGCAAGCAGACGTTTTTACGATGAGAACGATGAGGACGATGTGCCTCGTTTTATTGAAATACTATTAGAACTAATTGATGAGGATTATCCACAGGTACCTAAAGACATCTGATTTATATTTGCTACTATTAAGTTATGCAGACAGACTTAAGCTATAATCAGAAAAGATTAAAGAAAAAGGAAATCGAAAGAGAACAATTCATAAAAGGTTATCTTATCGGTAGAGTAGTAGACGCTAAAGAAAACGGTGAGCTGCTAAAAGACATACAGCTCCATCAGATATACTTTAAACAAGAATGGCTTAACGATGCAACGTTGGCGTGGTGGAGACATAAAGATAATGGGTTAAAAAGCAAGAACTTAAATAAGTATGACAACTTACCAAGGTAAAGCAGAGGGAGTACCTAACGGTGCTAGTTTCATCACGAAACTAAAGAAGTGTCCAGAGTGTAACCGTAATACTCATATGGGGAGGCACAGGAAACTTTATAAGGTAAACGATAAGCAGGTTTGTAACTGGTGCGCTCAACAAGCTAGAGCCATATGAATTATTTAAGTAGATCATTTTGTTCTAAGTGTAAGGAGTGGGACAAGCCTTTAATTAAGTTGACCAGACAAGAACACGCAATCGGTACAGTCCAATATCACTACTGTCGGGAGTGTAATAATGAGAAGCAAAAGAAACACTACAACAAAAACACAGTAAAGTTACGAAACATTATTTATAAGAGCATAAGAAAGCACAGAGCCAAACAAACAGCCAGAGAGAGACTAAACTACGCAGTAAGAGCAGGAAAGATAAACAAACCAGACCATTGTACTACCTGCAAGAAGACAGGAAGAATATGCGGACATCATGAAGATTACACCAAACCTTTACAAGTTGAGTGGATGTGTACTGGCTGTCATGCGGATGTACACAGGAAGGAAAGCGTGGCATAATATAGTATATGGATACTGAAGAACAGTCTAAAACAGGCAGAGCGGATCACTTGAAGCCGTGGCAGTTTAAGCCTGGGCAATCAGGCAATCTTGAAGGAAGGCCAGAAGGCCCATCTTTAAAGGAATGGTCAAAGTCTTATCTTAAAAGACTTAACGCCAAAGAGAGAAAGGAGTTTATGACTGGCATAGACAAAAAGATAGTTTGGGAAATGGCAGAAGGTAAGCCAGATACTAAGACAGAAGTAAAAGCAGAGGTAAGCGTAAATGGACTTAAAGAACTATCAGATAATGAACTCATCAATCTCACCACAACAAGCGAAGAAGGAACTGGCTCTTAGAGAGTTAAGCAGACGACACCTCAAAGACTTTTCTAAGTATGTGTTTAGTGGGTATAAAGAGAACTGGCATATTGATATGCTGTGTGACGCTCTGGAAGATGTTTATAACGGAAAGATACGTTTCCTCTTAGTAGAGATGCCACCCAGACACTCTAAGTCTTTACATGTATCACAGCTATTTCCTGCTTGGTTGTTCGGAAAGGATCAAGACAGCTCAGTGATTGTGTCCTCATACTCAGGAGACTTAGCTACTGACCACGGTAGAGAGACTAGAAACCTAATGGAAGAACAAGCCTACAAGAACATCTTTAATACTAAACTAGCTACTGACTCAACAGCTAAAGGAAAGTTTCATACACAAGGCAAAGGAGTATACAACGCTGCTGGTGTAGGTGGCTCTATTACTGGTAAAGGAGCGCAGTTCTTTATTGTGGATGATCCATTTAAAGATAGAAAGGAAGCGAACAGTGTTTTAATACGAGATGAACGCTGGCGGTGGTTGAAGTCAGTAGCCCGCACTAGACTTACACCAGATGGAGCCATGATAATTATGCACACTAGATGGCATGATGATGATGTTATTGGTCGGACAGTCTTAGAGGATGAGGTTATCTCTTATGAGGATTACTTAGCGGGTAAAGAGGTAAAGAAGTGGGTGGAGCTTAAGTTACCTGCTATAGCTGAGAGTGACGATAAGTATAGAAAGGAAGGTGAGGCGTTATGGGATAGTCACTATCATTTAGGTGAATTGTTAGAAATTAAAAAGGACATTGGTGGTTACGAGTGGTCAGCTCTCTATCAACAAGAGCCAGTTGATGAGGAGAACAGAATCTTTCATCCTGAATGGTTTAAGTACAAAGAGATGTCAGAGGTTGAATCACTTACTACTAGTAGGTACTTAACGATTGACACTAAGGGAACGGATAAGAAGACAGATGGCAATGACTATATTGGACTAGCTCTTAACTTTGTTGATGCTGATAATAACTGGCACTTACGTTCGGAGAGAAGAAAGATGTCATCTAAGGAATTGGTTGATCTTATGTTCAATTGGTATGAGGTCTATCAATTGGTAACGATAGGAATAGAGAAGACTGCCTTTACTGAAGGACTGAAACCATACATAGATCAAGAGATGCGAAAGCGCAACATGTTCTTACCAATAGTTGAGTTGTCTCATGGAGGAACTAAGAAAGAGATTAGGATTGAAGGATTGTCACCACGGTATGAGCGAGGAGCGATCTATCATATCACTCAAGGTAAAGAGAACTTGTGTGTAGACTTAGAGGAAGAGTTACTTCGCTTCCCTCTTGCTAAGTACGATGACGCTAGTGACGCAACTGCTTATCAGAATCAAATAGCTGAGCCTCACTTCTTGGATGAAGAAGACACTATATCCTTATATAACTATGACGTGGTATAATCTATCCACATGGCACAGCTTGACAAGAAGGCAATTGAGCGTGAAGCAATTGCGCTAGTAACTAAGGAGAAAGACCAATGGGAAAACCCCCTGGTTTTCATAACTGATCGTATTGCATTTAGATATAGAGATTTGGTTTGTACTTGTAGGAGAAACTTTTGGGGGGTATTTGATAATCCGAAAGACCCTATTACTAATAGAGAAAGAACGTGGTATCCATTAACTCAAGAGTTCTGTACGACTGGAGCGATTGGAACCGACCTTGATACTAAGAACATGAACTTCAGGGCGAGGAACCCTAGTGGCTATAAGATCACTGAATTAACTAGAGCTAAGTCACAAGACTACTTCCAGACTACTTACTTTGGGGAGTTCATAGATGAAGAAGGTTTGCAGTTAATGATTGATGGTACAACCGTCACTAAGGTATGGGAAGGTAAAGATGAGAAAGGAAAGCCAGTTGTTAGGCGAAAGCTCGTTGATGTGCTGAACTTCTTGATTGATCCTGTATCAGAGAACATCCAACAAGCTCAGAGAGTAACTGAGAGGGCTGTACTTACAGCTGAAGATATTAAAGGCATGGATGGGTGGATTAACACAGAGGATGTTGAGAACGTAGAAGGGGTAAACCCTAACGATGCCACCATGCATACGTCGGTGATGGACTCTAACACTATGGGCGTTGATGTGTATGAGACGTGGGGACTAATCCCTAAGAAGTTAATCACAGGTAACTCAGAGCATAATGATCTAATTGAAGGTCATATTGTAGTGTCAGGACTACAACATGGTAATCCAGCTTTACATTTAGTCGAAGAAAACAAGAACTTTGATAAGGAAGGCAGGGTGATTAAGCCTTATGAAGAGGACAGACTACTTAAATCACAAGGCAGGTGGAGTGGTATTGGAATGGCTGAACGTTTAATCCCACTACAAGTCTGGGTTAATACAATTATAAATATTAGGATTTCTCGTTCTTACGTTTCTCAGTTAGGACTATGGAAGGTAAAACAAGGATCAGGAGTCAGAAAGCAGAACATTAGTAGGCTAGGAACTAATGGGGTAGTTGTGGTGCAGAACATGGACGATGTACAGCAAATGGTAATGGACGAAGCCAGTGAGTCATCGTACAAAGATGAGGAAAGCATCAGAGACTTAGCGCAAAGGATTACCCAAATCTCCCCACTGGTTACAGGAGAACCGCTACCAGCCTCTACCACAGCCACCAGTGCAGTTATCCAATCTAATGCGGGTCAGACTTCACTTACTCACATTAGAGAATCGAGAGGTATGTTCCTACAGCGTTTGTTTGACCGACACATGCTTAAAATCATAGCTAAACAAATAACCGTTGGTGATGTGGTTAAGTTATCAGTAGATGATGACAGGTTCAGTGAACTGGCCGAGAGAGTAGCAATGGACTTAGTTGAGAAAGAATTAGACAGATTAGCTAAGGAAGGAGTAGTACCATCTGAAGAATCAGTTATTGAAGCGTTGGAGATAGGTAAAGAAAAACTGAGGAAGAAGTCAGAGTTGTTCTTAGATGTTACAGAGAAGGT